TCGCATTAACAACTCTAGAGATATCGATGCCCGTTACAGCTCTATCTGATGTTATAGTTGCTTCAACTAAAAAATATTCGGTTGCACTTTCAGCTGCATTATTAGCTGTGCTCATGTTAACCTCTTATAGCTTTCTTAAAACTAGAAGATAAAGAACCTATAAGCTCTGGCCTTATCACTGCGATTTGTCTTAAATTTTCATTAACAGCAAAATAAACATCTTCATGTGTTTTTTCAGTAAGTAAAGCACCAGGCCCTACTGTAAAATCAATATCAGTAATAGTATTACTGCCATCAACATAATGACTTGCTGATAAGTATTCTTTTGAACTTGAAATTATTACCATTGATTCAGCAGTTCCTGTACTATTTGTTGATGATATAATTTCACCAGCTTCAGTAAAGTTTTGAACACCTTCAATAATTATTTGTCCTAAATCTATATTTCTTTTTAATACTTTACCATTAGCACCTGAAGTATTACCAGTCACAGTTTGACCAACTTTAAACTTAGTAACTAAGTCACTATCACGAGTTGTAAGTGTTGTATTAGGAAAAGCAGTTTTCATATATTCTTCAAACTCATGTCTTATTAACGGCCACCCTTGTTCTCTTATATCATCGTTTAATAAATAAAATGTCCAATAATGAATTGGTGTTCCATATAATATCTGTGAAACTTGGTCAGGCCTAAATCCTTCTTGTATAGTAAAAGAGTTTAAAAAAGTTATATCATTTTTTATGCCATCTATTACATCTGCAAATATTGAAATATTTTGAAATATAGTTTGATCTATTTCGTCACCAAACCTATAAGATACATTTTGAAATTCATTAAAATATAACATTAAAAACCTTCCTTAATATCGTCTTGATCTAGCGTTGTATGTTCCACAAATTGTAAGCTTAAATCAATTTCATTTGGTTTACCATCTACTTTAAATCCGCCACCAGTTGGATTTACTGTATGAGACATACTTCTTAAATAACAAACTTTTATCTTAGGTATATTAGCATTTTCAATGCCTTTAAAATTAAATCTTATTTTAAAAGCATTAGGAAAGTTATATCCTAATTTTGCTTCAATTCCAAAGTCACCGGGTAAATCGTATGCTTTAGGGTATAATTCTGTTCTAAATAATTTTATAATATTTTGAATTTCTCTGCCTTCTTCTGGAGAAGTTCCTATCATCTTAAATTGAAAAGAAAATTCTCTAACATTAACTCCATTAAATAAAGTTCTAATATTTGGATTAACAGCCATTCTAGTGATATTATTAACAACATTAGATCCAGTACCTCTAGCAGCTGCTCTTGTTGCTGCAAATCTTGCTTCTTCAGTTCCTAATGCACCAATATCACGTTGTTTCAGTAAACTGTCAACTGCTGCTTCCACATCATCTTTAAGACTAGAAATCATAGCTCCTATCGGATTATTAAGTCCAGCATTAACTGCGCCTTCAGCGGCACCTCCAGTGATTCCTAATCCAGGACTTTGATACTGAACTCCATCTAAAAATACTTGTGACATCGGAAAATACATTTTCACGCCAGTCGCTCCTATTTTAGGAAAAAAATCAGGCGTATTATTTGTTGTACTAACTACTTTTTTTAATTGTGTATTTTCAGTTTGACTATCTTTCTTAGCCAAAAAATTTAATGCAGCAGCGTCGTCACCTCCAGCAAACCTATTAGGAGCTGCAGCAGTATCTGATACAAAGGTTGTAGCTTGATTAGTAGCTCCTAAGAATTGACTGTTAGCGTCATCAGACATTTGAAATCCTGGATTCATTGATCCAAAATCATCGACCATACCTAATCCAGCCGCGGCATTACGCGCATCATCTTCTTCTTTTAATTTTTGTTTTAAATTATCATCTTGTTGTTTAAGATGTGACTTTTGAGATTTACCAGGATTTGGCGCTCTAAATTCTTGAATTTGAAAAGACACAGTTGCAGCATATGCTGGATTACCTTCAATATCTAGTGGATAATTAAACGTTTGTCCACCTCCACCAAATGAAAGAATTGATTTTAATAAAGATGAACCTCTTTGAGCTAAATCTTCTAATTGTCCTTGTGCATTTCTCATACTTGTAAAACTAGATTGTGCATTTGGCGCTAATTTTTCGCCTAAAGGTCCGACTTTATCGAATATTGACATTATAATTCCTTATACATATATTAAAGTATTATTTTTATATTTATATGGTTTATTCAGGTCGTTACATAGTTAAAAACAAAACAAAGTACAATGGTGACTTTAACAATGTTATTTATAGGTCGCTTTGGGAGCGTTCTGTGTTCGGTTGGTGCGATAACAATCCGAAAGTAAAACGGTGGTCTTCTGAAGAAGTTATCATTCCATATTATTATGATGTTGATAAAAAATATCATAAGTATTATGTTGATCTTAAAATAGTATTTGAAGATAAAACGCTATTAGTAGAGATAAAGCCTGAAAGAGAAACCGTGCCACCAACTGGATCTAAAAGAACTAAGAGATATGTCGCTGAAGGTTTAACTTATGTTAAGAATATGAATAAATGGGAAGCGGCAAATGAATATGCAAGAGATAGAAAATGGGAGTTTCAGGTTTGGACTGAAAAAACATTACAGGAAATGAAGTTAATGCAGAAGCCAGTTCCAGGTAAACTTAAGAAATATACTCCTTTAAAACCATTTCGAAGAAAACGTAAGAAAAAGATATAAATAGATTTATGAGTAACTTATTTCAAAAATTAGAACTTGAAGCTTTTCGTAAAGGTATAACACCTCGTACACAAGAGTCACGTGATTGGTTTCGTAAAAGAGTACAGCGACTTACTCGAGTAAATCGTGAAGCTCTTATGAGAGAAGATGAAATTAACAAAGTTAGTAGGCCAATGCTTGGTAGTATGATGATGTTTTTCTATGATCCAAAATTTAAAGACAAACTTCCATATTATGATACATTTCCGTTAGTAATACCAGTAGAGAAAGCTGATGGTGGGTTTAAAGGATTAAACTTACATTATATACCACCAATTCTACGAGCAAAGTTTTTAGATAGTTTACTTGACGTAGTTAATAATAAAAAATATGATGAATCAACACGTTTTACATTAACATATAGATTACTTAAAGGCGCATCTAGATTTAAATACTTTCAACCATGTTTTAAACATTATTTGTTAGATCATGTTAAATCCAGATTTTCGCAAGTACCAGCACCTGAATGGGAAATTGCAACATTTCTACCAACTGCAAGTTGGAAAAAAGCTTCTGCTGGAAGAGTATATTCAGATTCAAGGAAGATAGCAAATGGCTAATACCGTAGATGAATTAAAAGCTTTAGCTAATACTAAACTAGGATTTGCTAGGCCAAATAGGTTTTTAGTTACGTTTCCAACTAGTTTTGGTGGTAGTGGTGGAATACTAGGTAGCGTATTAGGATTACTTAATGTAGGTGGTGGCGGTGCTTCAGGCCGAGAGCTTAATATACTTTGCTCTAATACCACATTACCTGCAAAAATTACGCTCACATCCGATAGAAGAATTGGTATGGAGTTTCAAAAAGTAGCTTATGGTTATGCTGTAGATGATATCAGTATGACTTTCTATTTAATGAATGATTACGGAGTAAAAGAATATTTTGATGCATGGCGTAATACAGTAATACCAGAAGAAGGCAGCAATGCGTTTACTAGTAACTATAAAAGTAGTTACGCAAAAAGTATTACAGTTCATCAATTAAGGCAGCCTTTAGCAGGGTTTAGTAAACAAGTAGGTCCAATAAGGTTTGGATTAGGACTTGGAGGAGGAAGTGTTTATTCAGTAGAATTACTTGAAGCTTTTCCTATATCAACAAGCGCTATTGAATTAAATAATGAATTAGATGGTCTTGTACAATTAACAGTTACATTTGCGTATACTAACTGGAAGAGAGCTACAAATACGCAAGGATTTATTAATATGGATATTGATACGCCATTAGGTGGATTAGATATACTATAAGGAGTGAAATGAAATGGGTTTACCAAAATTAAACAATGTACCAAAATATAATATGAAGGTACCTTCAACTAATAAAGAAATAAGTTTTAGGCCTTTTTTAGTTAAAGAAGAAAAAATATTATTAATAGCTTTAGAATCACAAGATCCTGTGCAAATTGCGACAGCAATAACTGATACAGTTACTTCATGCATATTTGAAGATATTAATAAAAAAGATTTAAAATCATACGATATTGAATATTTATTTTTAAAAATAAGAGCAAAATCTGTAGGTGAAAAAACAGAATTGCTGTTTAAATGTAAATCTTGTGAAACAGAAAATAAAATTAATCTTGATTTAGATACAATCAAATTAAATGTAACACAAATGGAAGATAAAGTAAAAATTTCAGATACTATCTATGTTGAAATGAAACATCCTTCTTTTGAATCTATAAGTAAAAATAAAAAACTTGTTACTGATT